CTTTGCTGTCTGTTGTGTAAACAAGTTCACCTTCGGCTGGTACATAACCTGGACTGGTTTGTAACTGCGTCTTTGTGCCTCGTTTGATTCGTAAAGTACCCATGTAATGCTCCTAATTCATTGTTATATGTATTTATATCAAAACAATGATAAACTTACTTTTTCTTTTTAGTAGGATTTTTTAAAAAAGCCCTAGTTTTTTTCTGTACATCACGTTTTACTTTTGCTGTATTTAACCTAAAATCAACATGCTTTATCGACGAACCGTATTCGTTAAACAATTCAGCTATAGTATCGTCTAAATTAGCACCAGTACTACGTTTTGCATTACAATCTATTTCCCATATCTTACCTTCTTTAAATTCAACTCTAATTGATTGAAGATAGTTTATGGGAATAGTTTGAATATCTATGTCTCTAAAAACCTCAGGCCAATGCCTAATTACATCATCAGGCAGTTGTTTTGGCACTAGTTTTCTTCTTCGTAGTAGGAACAAGCTCTTCAGCTTGTGCTCTAAGTGCCTTTGCTTCTTTATATAATCTATCTGCATCTGAACGATATTTAGCGGCTAAGTCTGCATCAGTTAACACACCATTTGTTGGTGCTTGTAGATTAGCGGCTTTTGCTTCAGCAACTACGTCTGGATTTGTCGGCTTTGGCATTTCGCTAATACTGCCAGCTTCGGTAATTGTTGTACCTGCTGGAGTTTTATTAGGATCTTTCAAAGCAAGATCTGAAATAGTAACACCTTTTTGATCAGCGATGATTTTATTAAGTTCATCAAGACCAATTGCAGTTGCAGTGTTTGGAGTCATATCAACTTCATTCATTGGAATAGTTTGAAGTTTACCTGTCGAATGAAATCTTGCTAACATATTAGCGCCATCACTTAACTGAGTTCTTGCCATTACTTCAGCAAATTCAAATGCTGTTTGTGCTGAGTTACTTTCAACTGTTTTAATTAATACATCGTGATCTGCATCACTAAGTGTAGCAGTATCAATTACTAAAGAATTCACAGGTGGATTTTCTCCTGGAATAACTCTATATGCAACGATTATTTTACGTTGATTCTTTTTTAATCTGCCTACGTGTTTAATTTCGGCCATTACTTGTCTCCTTTAGGTGCTTCTGCTGGAGCAGTTCCTTCTTTGCTTGCTTTGGCTTCGTCTTCAGCTTTTTGAACTGTTTGCAAGAATGCATCTAGTTTGTTAAATGTTTTACCAACTGCTTCCATTTCGTTGGCTTTAAATGCACCTCTTTGTGAGGCAACATCAATAATAGATCTTAGTACTCCAAGATCTTGTACAGTAAGTTCAACCGGTGCTGTTGATACACCTGCTTGTGGTGTTTCAGTTGCGGGTGCCGCTTGAGTTTCTGCTGTTTTAGTTTCTTCTGACATATTATTCACTCCTTATGTATTATATATGTACTTTATATTTATTTGTACTTCAAATGTGGACAAGCAAGAACGAAATAAGATAGTTCTTTTGGGTCTTCAAATCCTGCTCTAAGCACAGTATCTATTTTATTTTCTTTAGTTAAGCTAACTGCTTTTTTAAGATAGTATCTCTTTTTTAGGTTAATATCTATCCATTTGCTAATAGCAGATTCCATATTATAAGTGTGTGGTAAATCAATTGTAGCAAGATGTGAAGACTCATAAGATAATCTTCTTATCTCAAAAAAGTCTTGTGGTGATATTTTATTTTTTAGCTTCAAGCCGCCTCCTCGTAATGGGCAGTTACACCAAACGGTGCTTTAGTATTCTTATCATGATGGCCATGTATAATAAACACTGTTTCACAATAGTCTTCATCTCCCCAACTACCAAATGGATAACCATCTGTAAACATGATAAACTTCTTAGGTGTTATGTTATGTTCTTTCATATACTCCCAATTAGTCATAAAGTCAGTTCCACCACCGCCTTGTATATCGTAACTAAGTAAGTCCTCACCGCCGTCTGCACTAAAGTCTTGTTCGTTATATACGGCTGTATCAAATGTCCATAACTTAATATTGTAATCTTTATATTCTTCCATAATGCCTTTAATCTCACCTAAGAAATCTTTAGCCTGATGATCACCTATTGAACCACTCATGTCAAGTCCGATAGCAATGTCAATGGTATCCATAAAGTTCATGCCTGGAAGTATTGCACCAGTATGCCAACCTTTACGTGAAGGACGACTAAATGTATAATCGTTTCTAATTGTAGATTGTATTTGCTGACGTAATAGTTCACGCCAGTTCATTTTAGGTTCTGTAAGTTCTTTAATAATACGTTGCACTTCTACAGGAGTGTTACCAGCACCTGCGGCTTGTGCAGAACTTATCATGTTTTCTTTAATCTCGTCTCTAATTTTTTTAAGTTCTTCTTTAGAGTATGTAGGACGTTTACCTTCGCCGTCTTTACTGTCTTTGCCTTTAGTACCTTTAGATTCGCCTTCAGGTGCTTGTTCCCAATCAACATGTTCGTCTAGTAAGTCACCTAATTGCTTAAGATACTCTTGGCCTTTTTCTTCTGCTTGTTTGAACAAGTCATCGTATACTGCTTCACTCATCCAACCGTCATATTTGAAGTCTTGATAACATTGAACAAGTTTAACCATTTCACCAATACGGTCACGTACTAGTGTATTATTTACGATGTAATCACATGCGATATTGTGTAATATTGGAATACGATCTTCTCTACGTGTAATGTGATCAAAAACACAATGTAAAATCTCGTGTGCGATTACAAATTCTATTTCCTTATTGCTCATGGCATTAAAGAATTGTGTATTATAATATAAATGTCTGCCGTCTGTAGCGGCAGTAGGACACCAGTCATCACAGTTTTTAACAATAAGCCTAGTAGCCATATTGCCAAAGAATGGGTGTCTAAGTAGCAAACCAACACGAGCAACAATAATTCTATCAGCTACATCTATTCTCATAGCTTCTAGTTCTTCTGGTGTAATGTCTGGATTTGGTTGAAAACCTTTTGTATCTATGCCCATATTGTGTACTCCTTGTGTGCCATTTTATACTTACAGTATACAGTATTTAATGCTATTTGTCAACAGTTTTGGTAAAATATTGGGCAAGGTCTTATGCATGCCTTGCCCAATATTACCGTGCCTATTAGGCACTCTGTGCGGCTTGGATATACTTACCAAAACGCTCATGGAACTCATCAAAACACTCTACTTCATCTGGGTCGATTGGAAGTGAGTATTGTGTTAGAGCTAGTTTGATACCCATGACAACTAATTCAGTATCAAAATTATCCATTGCAAAACGTAGGAAGTTATTTACTTTAGTGTCAAACTTCTTATCGTTTTTATCGCAGGCGTCTTTAAGTTCATAGCAAAGTGAAACAGTCAAGGAATACATGGCACTGATTTCTTTAGTTTCACAATCCTTAACCTTACCTTCAAGTATGTCAGTAGGGTCAGGAAGTTTTGAAGCAACCTTACGATGCGCCATAAACTTAACGGCAAGTCCTTCGCCGACAGAACCACTTACCAAATCGGTAGTGGTGTTCTCATCATCATCGTCTTCGATAAGTTCGGAAACAAATGACCAAGAACGAGGTGTAGCAAATGAACGACTTGGGCTTTTTGGATCAAAGTCATACAAGTCCTTCTTGCTAAAAGTCAAGTAACCAACAACATCTTGGTGTATGTCGTTGTCTACTGCCCACTGGAACCAGTCATCAAAATCAACTGCTAGTTCTAAGTGAACAAATCTATTTGCCAACGGAGCAGGCATTCTATAAGTAACACCTTTGTCAGCATCTCTATTACCAGCCGCAACAATCAAAACATTGTCTGGTAATTTATATTGCCCAATACGTCTGTTAAGAATAAGTTGATAAGCCGCCGCTTGTACAGCCGGAGCCGCCGAATTCATTTCGTCTAAGAACAAAACGATATAATCAAATTGTTTAGCAAACTCTTCTGTAGGAAGTTCTTGCGGTGGTGCCCAAGCCATTACATTATCGTTTGCTGAATAGTATGGAATACCTTTAATATCTGTAGGTTCCCAAAGCGATAAACGAATGTCAATTAAGTGCGATTTTTTTAGTGATTCAGTAATTTGTCCAATAATGTCAGACTTTCCAATACCTGGAGGTCCCCACATAAAGACAGGACGTTTCTTCTTAAAGGCTCGCATAATGCTCTTTTTTGCGCCATTAGGTGAAACAGTACGTAGTGTAGTATTTTCCATATTATATTCCTCTTGTGTTGTTATCAGTGCCATACTTTATTTCTAAGTATGTATATATAATACACTCGTTATACTCTAAAGTCAACCACTTTTGGACGTTTTTTACAAATTATTTTTTTGTACCATTTAATAGAACCTATGCGACAGACGCCTAAAATGTACGATTTTCACGTCTAAATGGCTCTTAAACTGCGTTTAACGTTTTTCTGGGGTGTTTGTACGTATTAGACTATAAGACCGTTATAAGAGCATTTAATGACGGTTTATTCGTGCCGTTTCATAGCTTTTGTAAGTCCGTACTTACGGAGATCGCCGCTAAAAAGGTGTAATTCCATGCTCTTTTTCTCGTCTGTAACCCATATGCTATAGCTGGTTAGATAGTAAGGACATGTAATAAATTGGTCTAAAAATATGTAAGTTTGCGTTGTAAATTTAAAATCTCTAGGAAATGGTATTTCATACATTTGAATGTCTAGATTTTCCTGTAAGAAATCAAAGCCGTCTTCGGTAAGTCTTAATCCACCTGTTGATTTGCCTCTAGTGTTCTGCCACCAGTCAGACATGTACTGTTTAACGTTCGCATCACTTATGGCAATGTCTGATTGCTTTAGAAAGACTTTAGTGTATGTTTCTTTCCAGTTCATTCATCTGTAACCAGTTCACCTGATGTAAGTTTATACACGTCGAAGTCTTTACTTCTGAAAAGATCATTAAGTTTCTTTGCTAGATTATGTGCATGTCCTGGATTAGAAAAAGATACTTTCTTATACTTAGGACCGGGATAATTCGTAATTGCATTTGATGTTTTTAGATTGAATGGAGCGCCTTTATAGAATACTGCCCATATGGCTTCTGCTTGCAAAACTTGCTCACACTTGTAAGATGCTTTGTCTACATTCTCTAATATAATCGTCGGTTTTGGTCTACTCATGTGCGTAATCCTTTTAATTAACTACGCATATATTTATCTTTTTTTATGAGAAAACTACTAGTATTAAACTTGTTTTGCAGTTAATGCACCAATTAACTGTTTAAGTTGACTTTCGTCTACACAAAATACACTTTGTATTTTTTTAGGATATTTGTATTCTTGTAATAATTTTTCTACTAGTATTGGGTAGTACTGAGGATCAGTAATACTTGCTTCACAATAGTCTTGTGATTCGTATGTCGGGTCTGTAAATACATAAACACTTCTATCCGCAGTAGCAGGTTCACCCGGATCAAGCATGAATAAAACTATAATAAACCATTTCATTTCCAGTCACCACCGCCGTCCATAGTAACTGTAACTGTTTCATTGTCAGCACTAGATTTATTATCAATAATAAGTTTTTCTAGTCTGCCTTGATGATTTGCCATTACAGTTCCTAAGGCGTACACAAGAGCTTTTGCTTGTGCTAGTGGAATTCTGATTTCTTTTTGGTTAGTAGTTTCAGCAGTCTTTACAACTTGTATAAACTGTTGAATTGGTATAGTATTAATTGGCTCGTTTGTTTGCATTTGATAGTTCCTGTCTCATTGTAAATTCAGTTTTGAAAGGACCTTTGTAATCATACTTTTCAAGTGTTACAAGTTTAGGACAAAAACTTCTTACCCAACCTTTGTCAAAATGAATAATATAGTAACCTGCCGCATACAAACTCTTAGACTTTTTACTTTTAGTAAAAAGTGGTAACTTCTTTTGTACATTATACATTACATTGTAAGGTGTACTAGACGTCGAAAAACCGTGTATTTCTTTAGCAGTATCACTACCATCTGATATAGTTGCTTTGTCGTAACTAATACCACCAATAAAACTATTAAATGATTTAATATCAGTAAAGTAATCTGTTCCTGATGAACAACTATACATGTATCTTTTGTCTTCTTGTTTCGATAGTGTACCAATACGTTCACCATCCTTTTCTACAATCCAAAATTTATTTTTTAGGATTGGCTTTGCCTTAATTGTCATTTTTACCTCCATTATGCATACCTCGCATTTAGCGGGTCAGCATAAAGTTGAATGTTATCTGCAATACGTTGCATATCATGTTTTGCACAAAACTTCATAAGACGCATACCTACTTGTGTAACTTGCTTAGGAGTCATAGCTTCTTCTACTACATCATTAATTATACTTCTAATGTTACCAGGTTGTGCAGTCAAATCACAAAGTACTACATTTCGTTGATAGTCGTCTAGTACACGATGCTCTACACCTTCATGATCAGTCCAGCGTTGTAGCATCATGTTGTTCCAATTAAAGCCTTTGTTATCTTTATCTTCAAATGCTTCAACTAGTCCGACTTTGTTTTTAGTGCCTTTTGTTCTTACACCAGGATAAGCACTAAACACATTATCACTTGTGTCACCTCGCATGCACTTCTCAAACAACATAAACTGTGGATTCGGTGCAGGCTTAGGTTCTCCTGTCTTTTTGTCAAGTACGGGTTGCTTTTTCTTATCGTCAAAGTAACCTTCGTGTGTAATAATTGTATTGCTAACACCATTGTATTGTTTTACATTAGGGCCAATAAGTTGTGCAAAGTCACCATCAGTGCTAATAATAACATGATTATCATTAGGATGTGCTTGTATCCAACCTGCAATAAGATCATCTGCTTCTAGTTCAGAATGTTGTAATACAGAACAGTTTGTCTTTGTAGTTACAAAGTCTTTCCACTCATCAAACATTTCCCAGAACACAGTGTCTTCATCTTGTTGTGCTTGTGTCTGTGCGGCACGAGCATCACTTCTATTTCTTTTGTAAGGCTCATAAAAGTCTTTACGCCAACTGCGTCCTTCTAAGCAGAATACAACATGGGCACCATCAAAGTCAGTCCATGCCTTTTTAATACTACTAAGTGTAATATGAAAAGCCATACCTACTTTTGTGTCTAAATCACCTCGTACAACATGTCTTGCACGAAAGAATGTATTTGCAGTGTCTACTAGAATATATGTCATTAGTTTGCCTTTTTATAATTTATAGTAGTATTATAGCACCTGATCTGGCTTGTGTCAAGCATTATTTGACTTCAGCTTTACCATTATCGTCTGCTTTACTAGTATTGATATACCCCATACTTCGATCAGTGTTTTCACCTTCTTCTTCCAACATCTGTGTAGCAATAGTTCTAAACCAAGCATCAACAATATCTTCAGGCTTTTCACCTGAGTATCCTGCATCCATAAGTTGCTCAATAAATTCATTATTCCAATCGAGCTCAAAGAAACCGTTCTTAATGTTATCTGGATTCACTTGTGTATCTAGTACTGCTACCCAAGGTTTCTTATCTTTGGTTGCTTGTGCTTTTTCTTTTTCAAGAATAGCTCTGCGTTCTTCTTCTGAAGTAAGTTTTTTAACTTCTTCAGCTTTCATACCCAACGCTTTTTTCATTTTATCTAACATATATTACCATCCTGCCTTTCTTATTTTATCTTCGTTAATAGGTGCTTTCATAGCTTTTTCATGTTGTTCGTTTTTGTATGCATCACGTACCCCAGGCATTCCCAAATAAGGATATATGGAGTCTTGGGGTAAATCTCCATCCTTCTGCCATACACGCTTCGGCGACATCTTTAACATTGAGAACATATTCTTCACTGCGTCCACCCAACGGCATAAGATATACCGGACATTCCACCCCGGCACCTCTGTAAGCGTCCACAGCTTTTTTAACTTCATCAAAGTCACTTTGAGTAGCGACAACAAACTTAAAATACATGTCGCTATCAGTAACAAGGTTATACTCATAAGCCACATCAGGCTTAATAGCAGTATCCCAAGGTTCTCCGCTAACGCTAAGTTTTGGGGAACAAGACCAAGTGACTTGGATTCTGTCCTGATCGTTGAGATAGTTAAAGAGATCTTCGTGTAAATGTTGTGTAGTATTTGTTTCAAA